TGGTTATTGTTGAAGGTGTAATATGAGTATTAAAAAAGTGTTGTGGTGTCAAGAAGGTATCCATGATAAAGTTTGGGGAATCATTTCTATTGCAGAGGATGTTCCTGTTCATAAATCTGCTTGGCCATTTCGTACAAACAAGTATGTAACATTCTGGGGTCGTAGGGGTACAAAACTACAAACTAAAATGTGGAATGGTACTAACTATGATGCTGATGAATTAGCAAGGAAAAAGTTGAATAAAGGTTATGACGAAATTGACCAGTTTAAACTAAATGAAGTCTACCCAGAGTTCCAACAAGACCTTGAGAAAACAGAATTCTGGTCTAAACTAAAAATGTAATACTTTTTATTGACTTGTACATAATTCTTTTTGGCTGTATAATATAGACATATTCAAGGAGAAAATCATGCCCTGTAGAAGTTATGAAGATGATTATCGTACTGGCTCTCCTACTGAGAGTTGGCAATACAAGGAACTCAAAGCAAACAACGACAAGCTGGCTCGTATTGCCTGTAAGGCATTGACTGAGTTAAGCAAAGATGGTCATGCTGATTTTCTATTACTAAAAGATGATGAAGTCCGTGAATGGTGGGTACAACATCTTGAGGCAGATCGTATTGAACAAGAAAAACAAAAAGAAAAACGCCGTCTCGCCAAGTTGAAAAAAGATGCATTGGCTAAACTAAGCGATGAGGAAAAGAAAGTTTTAGGTATTAAAAAATGAAAGAGGCAATTGAGTTTGTTATGAAATTCTACCATATCAGTTTTGATGATGCTGTGAATTATTATTGGGATGAAGTTGAAGCCTATATGCGATTATCTGAAAAATTGAAAGAGGTTGAAGAATGAGAAAAATCACCAAAATCCAAAAATATTGCTTAGATGACACATTGTTGGGTCTATTAGATTACACAACAGAACCCAATGGATACACAGATAGCAGACAGGTCTTGATTTGGCGAGTCAACGGTGAAGAAATTGGTCGCAGTGAAAATGCAGTACGCACAATGACTCCACTGTTCAAACAACTTGTGCTAGCAAAACTAAACGAGATATACGAATGAATGAAAACCCAACCCACGAAGAATTATTGGCACTATGGAATGTTGCTGTTAAGTTTATCAAAAAACACCACATTGGTTGTGCTGAAACAATCTACCAATCAGATTGGGTGATTGAAGATGCCTATGAGTTTGTGGAAAATGTTTGTAATGTTGTTGGTTATCTGCCGTATGAGGATGAAGAATGAATTTTATTATCTGGCTATTAAAAAGAATGAAAACATCATTGTCGTTTGACAATGTACGGTGGCGATGGTTAATTATTTATCAAGAATTGATTTTGCACGAGAAACCTTTTTCCCTGTTTGTTACATTCTTAGGAAGCATTGTATACCTTATCATCATGATAGCTATTACACTGTTCTTCACTGAGGATCATAAAACCGTGAATACACTGGTCATCTGGTATCTATGGTCAATCCCTGCGTTTTATCTAGTAAATTGGTTGGTGGCATTACATGGAGTTTATCGCAAAGAACAAAAAAGAATGTGGCAGGAACTTAAATCATGAAAGATGATGACTTACCAGAATTCACAGAGGAAATGTTAGCCGAGTTAAAACAAAAACCAGTTGACTTGCATTTGGGTGCACCGGAAGTTAAACAATTTGATCGTGATTGGTGGACTAAGAAGTATGGACCCAAAGAACCTGGTATTGGTATCAAAATGCTTGATGTATTGATTTTTTTATTGTTTTTGACCGCATGTGATTTAATTGTATTAACTTGGATGCATGTGTTTAGTTAGGAGTTATTGTGCCTTGGATAGAAAATGTAGCCGCTAGTGACATACCAATAAAGTTTCACCACGATGCTGGTGAGAACAGTATGTTGATTAGCATCGTTGATCCGGCAAGTTGGAGACCTACACCTGCACATAAATTCAAGGAAATACATAACTTTGAATTTTTAGATGTAGAAAGGGATGACATTGTACTTGATGAAGCTATGAAGTGTAGTCAGGAACAAGCCAATGAATTGGTAAGATTGTTGCAACATGCATTGGATAATAGAATGAATGTTGTTGTTCATTGCTTTGCTGGAATTTGTCGTAGTGGTGCAGTTTGTGAAGTTGGTGTTATGATGGGATTTGATGACACAGAAAGATTCCGTAGCCCTAACTTACTTGTAAAGCACCGCATGATGAAAGCATTGGGTTGGACTTATGATGAAAACGAAAAGCCAAACATTGATGATTGGCGAACCTTTAGAAATGATTTTTAAAAATGAAAATAACCGAAGATCAATTTAGATTTGAATGGTATAGCGGTACCGGCAAAGGAGGCCAGCATCGCAACAAACACCAAAACTGTTGCCGTTGTATTCACGAACCTACTGGTATTAGTGCTAATGGTACCTCCAGTAGAAGTCGTGAAGATAATCGAGCGTCGGCTTATGCTGTGTGCCGTTCAAGAGTACAGGCACATTTTCATAAAGATAAAGAACGCGGGCTTGCTGGCGAAGAACGTATTCGCACATACCATGAACCCGATAACCGTGTTACAGATCATGCTAGTGGTTTTGTAGACACATATACGAATGTTGTTGTCAAAGCCAACATGGAAAATGTAATTGAAGCTAGAGCAAAGGTAGCAAGATAATGTATATTACAAAATCTGATATAGACAAAATTAAAACAGTGATGGAAGAATTTCCAGATGCTCGATGGTATAAGCTAGAGTCCGATAACTCTAGCGGCATTGGCAGTATAATGACACTATCAATGGATATGGATATTAACGGTCGTAAATCAATAGTAACTGTAGATATAGCAGGTGTAGAGGATTGGTAATGAATAAATTAGTTGAGAATGGAAAAGTTGCTGTACTATATAGCCCTGGTTTTGGTGCTGGGTGGTATACTTGGAACTACGAATATCCAGAAATTGTTTTTGATCCAGCAATCGTTAAATTGGTGATAGAAGAAAAATTTGATGAACTTGAAACATTCATGCTACTTAAATATCCTAACATGTATTTAGGTGGTATGCATAATTTAGAAGTTGTATGGATACCAAAAGGTAGAGAATTTAAAATCACTGAATATGATGGTAATGAATCAATTGAATACAAAGATCAAGATGATGGTTGGCTTACAGCATAAAGGAAAAGAATGTTTGAAGTAAAAGGAAAGAATGTAACTTTTAATGTTATGACTCTAGATGAGGCAATGAAAGTTGCTAAGGCAATGAACGAGTATGTAACTATTAAGAGCAAAGATTTTGAAGTTGTTGGCTTGTTCGGTGTTGACAGTGTTCAAAATGGTATGTGCCCAGATGGTGTCATATACGATTGGAACAAGGCAAGCCGTATTGGTCGTGTAAAGAAGGAACGAGTATGAAATTTGTATTGACTAAACGTCACTATGATATGGAAGAAGGCTCAACATGGTTTGATGCAGGTCCAGCCGTGACTCCAGATGGTGTTGGTGAATCACGTGTAGTTACTAAGATAGAAAATGACACCTCTGAGGGGTGCTTGAGAATCGTCCCTACAGATAAATTAAAAGAAGTATAAAGTACTACTTTTTGTTTAACAAAAAAGGTTGACAATAAATCAGTTTGGGTATAAAATACTTGTATTGATTGATTAAAGGAGCTAGAAAATGTCAACTCGTTCACTTATCGGTGTTATGCATGGTGATAAATGTAAAGCAGTTTATTGTCATTTTGATGGCTACCTATCAGGTGTTGGTAGAATGTTACTTGAGAATTACGACAGTGCCAAAGCAAATAATTTGGTAGCATTGGGTGATATCTCTATGTTAGAAGAAAATATTCTCATGTCAAAAGATTCTGAACATTCATTTGACAATCCTGAACCTGGTGTCACTGTGTTCTATGGTCGTGACCGCGGCGAAGTTGGTATTGAATATAAAGTGTTCCAAGATTATGATGAAATGCTAGATTTTTGTGATAGATGTGTCCTAGAATTCTACTACATCATGAAAGATGATGTATGGTATGTTGCTGATTATCACAATCGTGAATTGAGAGTTTTGTCAGAAGAATTGGCTAAAGAAACAGAGGAAGTCTAATGAAAAAGATAGTACTCACATTGACAATGTTGATTAGCACCATTGTATATGCACAGAAATATCCAGCGAACGATCCCATGTGTCGCAATAATCAATTCAACTGTACCTATGAACCTAAAGCATGGAAAGGTACAGTTGAAATTATTCCCGATCCAAAAACAAACGAAATTTGTAATAACAAAATGGGTACAAATGACCCGGGTGTGGTGTCGTGTGCGACACAATATAACAATGGTGCATTGTGTATCATTTACGTATTGCCGAAAACTTCAATGGCATTGATTGGTCATGAGTTACGTCATTGTGCCGAAGGTGCTTGGCATTAAGGATTAACATGTTATATCAATTAGTTATTATCACAAGTTTAGGTGTGACACCTTGGCAGGGTGTGCAGTTTCAAAATCTGGAACAATGCATGAAAGAAAAAACAAGACTTTCGGCTAGTTTGAACACTGAATGTATGCCCATAATGAGTCAGGAACAGTTGCAGAAAAACCTACAATCTAGTATAATGATGATGATGAGTGTAATGAAACAATTGCCACAATGAATATAACTCCAAACGATAATGTTGATGCGTTAATACGCCAAGCTGAAAATCTAAAAAATATTCAGACTAGGATCCACCAACATTATATTAACCTTCATAATTTACATGAAAGTGATAGGATTCGTAATGAACGTTTGAACAGAAACAGAGAAATGGCAGAATTGGATAAAATTTATTACGACAAAGCCTATGACAAATCTAAATTGGTCAAGGGAACTAACGTAGATGTTTATATTTGATGGGAAAGTTACATTTGACAAAGTTTTGTGTAGGAATTAAAATATGTTTTTTAACAAGGGGAAAGTTATGTTGAGAGGTTTATATAGAGGTACATTGGATATTTTGTATGATAGCCACAATAGTGCTAGAATTAAAATGAATAACCATATTCGTTCTTTTGATGAGGGTACGGTTGCACATACATATATCAAGCAAACCGTGATTGGTTTCTGGCGTATGCTTTTAGAAATTCTATTGAATTTGTATTTGGTATTTACACTATCACTAGTCACTGCATTGATTTTGTGCGTAGTAATTATATCTTGGCCACTGACTTTCTTAGCAGTTACGTTTACATCCATGACAGAAAATTTATATGATGAAAAACGTTTTCAACAACAAGTGGCAGCAGAACTTGCCGCAAAAGAGGCTGAAAAAATTGACCCATCAATAGATTCATCAAGCAAATCTAAAAAATAAGGATATACCATGGTAACAATCGTTAAACATGAATGGCATCAAGTTGACAGACAATTTTGTTTGGAGATTGATGAAGCAATCCTAGCTGAGATTTATCCAGACTTGGATGAAGAACAAATCATGGCAAAAATTCAAGAGTTAGTTGATGGTGAAATCGACATTGAGGATATCGTTAATGACGCATGGGAAAACGATGTTGATTTAGATTGGGAGCATCAATATGATGACTGTTGGACAGATCGTAAAGGTGGATATGATGTTACTTACGAAGTGGGTGACGAACATAGTTGGCATAAAGAACCTGAACCTCCAGCACCAACACACAAGTGTACCAAGTGTAAGTGGGAAGGTCAGTCATACGATGCTGAATGGATATGGGAAGACCTAGAAGGTAATCACATTGATGATCCACGCAAAGTTTGTCCATATTGCGACAGCGAAGTTGCTCTTACCGAAGCAGGCATTAAAGAGGCAGAAGAAAAAGCAAAGTGGCTAGAAGAATTCAATGAAGATTGGGAAAAACACGCAGATGACACAGAAG